AATTCAATCCATGTGGTGTTACATGTCTTTTTGCACTCGCTGAAAGTCATGTTTCTTGTCATACTTGGCCTGAATTGGGTCGCATGAACGCAGATTTCTTCACTTGCGGCGAAAAAGACCCAAGAATTAGCGCTAAATATATTATTAACGCTTTAGAATCGGAAAAATATCGAATTCGTGTCGTAAAAAGATAAAAAAAGCGGTATAAATAAAAACAGGAAACTTTTTGTGTTAAATAGTGGCTTCTAGGGCATTCAAAGATATCAATTTATCATTCAAACGTCATCCTGTGACGAATGATTTGATAACAATAAAGAATGAAGATGCTATCAAGAAATCTGTAAAGAATATAATCTTCACAATTCTTGGTGAAAAACCTTATTCGCCTCTTTTTGGAACAAGTGTAAACAGTTCTTTGTTTGAATTAGCTAATCCATTGGATCACGTTAGAATTTCTGATGAAATTAAGTCTACTTTACTAAATTATGAACCAAGAATTAGTAATATTAAAGTAAATGTTGCAAATTATCCTGATAGTCATGAATTAAATGCAACAATTCAATATGATATCACAGGAATGGCAAATCCATCACAAACAGTAGACGTTCTCCTACAACCAGCTAGAGTATAATGGCTTTCGGACAATATGTTAATTTAGATTTCGCTGATATAAAACAGTCTATCAGAGATTATTTGCAGGCAAATACAAATTTTACTGATTATGACTTTGAGGGGTCAAACCTTTCAATAATTATTGATGCATTAGCATATAATACATACATCACTGCGTATAATACTAATATGGCAGCGAATGAATGTTTTCTCGACTCTGCAACACTTCGAGAAAACGTTGTCGCACTCGCCAGAAACATAGGATATGTTCCAAGGTCTCGTAGAGCAGCAAGAGCCAGAGTATCATTCAACGTAAGTGGACTTACAGATACATCAACACTTACTTTAAACGCTGGTTTAGTATGTAATGGTATCGGAAGAAACTCAAACTTCATTTTTTCAATTCCAGAGTCAATTACAGTTCCTGTTAATAATGGTTTTGCTGAATTTAACAATATTGAGATTTATGAGGGTACTTTTGTAGCACAATCTTTTACTGTGCAGTCATCTTTGTCTAATCAAAAATTTATTCTTGATAATTCCTTTATTGATACATCAACAATTAAGGTTAGAGTTAGATCTTCTGAAAGTTCAACCTCAAGTGTTACATATAAACAGATTGACAACATCATTGGAATCACCTCAACGTCAAATTCATACTTATTACAAGAAATTGAAGATGAAAGGTACGAATTAATCTTTGGTGATAACGTTATTGCTAAAAAATTAGAAAATAATAATTTTATTGTAACTAGTTACATCACTAGTGCTGGTAGAGAGGGAAATGACGCTTCAGAATTTAGTTTTGTAGGAAATATTACAAATCAAGATGGTGGTGCCATCGATGCAGAGGATGTTTCTCTAATTGAAACGGTTGAAAAGTCAAGAGATGGTGATGAAATCGAATCAATATCATCAATCAAGTATTATGCACCAAGAATTTACTCTTCTCAGTATCGTGCAGTCACGGCGTCTGATTATGAATCAGTTTTAGGTTATATTTATCCGAATGTCGAGTCTGTTACTGCTTATGGTGGTGAAGAAATGAGTCCACCTCGTTTTGGTAAAGTCTTTATATCAGTAAAACCTCGAAATGGTGATTTTCTATCAGATGAAACAAAAAGAGAGTTAATACAACGTTTAAAAAGTTACGCAGTCGCTGGAATCGTTCCAGAGTTTGTAGATCTTAAGTATTTGTATGTTGAAATCAATACAACACCATATTACAATACAAATTTAAATGATAGTCCAGAAAGTCTTAAGACTGGCATTTCAAATGCATTAACACAGTATTCTCGTTCGATTGATGTGAATAAATTTGGTGGTAGATTCAAATATAGTAAGGCTGTGTCACTTATTGACAGTGTTGACTCATCAATTACATCAAACATCACCTTAGTGACAATTCGACGTAATTTGAAATCAGTTTTGGGTCAATTTGCACAATATGAGATTTGTTTTGGTAATATGTTTCATACTCAAGAGTCTTCTTATAACGTGGTTTCTACTGGATTTACAATTGAGGGTGTCACAGGAACTGTTTATCTTGCTGATGAGGTAATTAATCGTGAAAAAGGTCGAATATTTTTCTTCACATACACAGAGGGTGGAACTCCTAACATTATAAAGAAAAATGCTGGAACAGTCGATTATATGCATGGTGAAGTTCTTATAGATACTGTAAATATAACTTCAACAGTGATTGCAAACGGTGTGATTGAAATTCAAGCAATTCCACACTCAAATGACATTGTTGGTCTTCGAGATTTGTATGTTAAATTCGATATGACGAATACAATAATCAATATGGTTCAAGATTTAATCGCATCAGGTGAAAATACGTCTGGATCAAGATTTGTTCATACACACAGTTATTATACTCCAACTTTCACGAGAAAATCAAACTCTCCAGTGACAACTGGTTCTGCACTTTTACCATCTACTGCTTCATCAACAGGAACGACAAGATCAAGTAGTGGTACATATGCAACACCAACTACAACATCAAGTACAACCACTACTACAACCACATCATCTGGTGGTGGCGGTGGATCTAGTTCTGGCGGCGGATATTAATGATAGACACCTCAATACAAAGAGTCGAGATCAATCAGGTAATTGAGAATCAGTTACCTGAGTTTGTGCAAACTGAAAATCCACTTTTTGTGGATTTCATGAAACAATATTATACCTCTCAAGAATATCAGGGTGGTTCAATTAACATTGCTGAAAATCTTGACAGATATACTAAATTACAAACATACGTTGGTGCTGCACTTACTGAATTTACTGGATTATCAACAAACACTGAGTCATATTCCTCTACAATCTTCGTAGACTCTACAAAGGGATATCCAAGTAAGTATGGACTGTTGAAGATTGATGATGAAATCATTACATACACAGGAATTGGAACAACATCATTCACTGGATGTATTCGAGGTTTTAGTGGTGTAACTAATCTAGATCAACCTACAAAACCAGATCTTGTTGAATTTAAAACATCAGTCGGTGCTGCTCACACAGGTGGTAGTAAAGTTCATAACTTATCAAATCTTTTTATTCGTGAATTTTTTAATAAATTAAAAACAACTTTTGCAAGTGGTTTTGAGAGTCGTAAATTAGATAGTGATTTAGATCAAGTAAAGTTTATTCGACAGATTAAAGATTTTTATAAAACAAAGGGAACAGAGGAATCATATAAAATTTTATTCAGAGCATTATATGGTGAAGAAGTTGGTATTATCAAACCATCAGAGTTTTTAATTAAACCATCTGATGCTGATTATGGATTTGCACAAGATTTTGTAGTTAAGTCAATTACTGGTGATCCTCGAAATCTAAAAGGTTCAACACTTTTTCAAGATTCTGATGAGGATGATGAAAATATTCGAGGTGCCTCTGGTGCGATATCAGATGTCAAAGACTTTTTATATGGTGGAGAACACTATTATCAGATAAGTGTATCAAAAGATTCCATTGATGGTAACTTTGTAGTTCCAGGCAGAACTCGTGTTACTGACCCTGTATCAATCGGTGGCACTGTCATTACAGTTGATACTACAGTTGGATTCCCTACAAGTGGTTCTTTATCATTACCAACAGCGAGTGTTGCTGGTGTTGTAACTTATACAGGAAAAACCGCTAATCAATTTGTAGGAGTAGACACAGCTGTCGATACTTTAAGTATTGGTGATGACGTAAGATATAACAATGTTGCATACGGATATTCTTTTGCGAATAACACAAAAAAAATTGAGGTTTTAATTACTGGTGTTTTAAAAGATTTTCCAATACCTGATAATACTTTTTACTTTAATAAGGGTGATAAGGTTAAAGTCGGAACATATGGCGCTTACAAAAGTTCAGAGGATGGTAATTTTGGATCATACGTTTATAACACCTCTGTAAAATTTACCCCAAAGACTGTTACAAGACAATCAAGTAGTAGTTTTAGTATTGAAACTCTTTCTGATCATGGATTTTTAGAAGAGGATGCGATTGAAGTTTTAGATGGACAATCTGATTTTGTTGCATTGGGTCGTGTTTTAAGTGTTGTTAGTAGTTCATCATTCATATTAGGTGATTTGCCTGGCGTAGCTGAAAATAATTTTGCATTTATTCGTAGAAGATTAAAGAGAGGAAATAGTTCTCTTCATGATAATATCACAAAATATACAACTGATGTTCAAAATGTATATGATCATGACAGTGATAATGCATTAGCATTACCACCACATCCTCATGCATACGTTGCCTCACCATCAATTCCAAGTTTAGGTAATGAACCTATAGTTGCACCAGACCGTTCTGTAACATGGACTGGCGCCACTGGAGGAGACCTTATACAGTTAATACAGGTTACAGAAGGTGCAGCGGATCATGGATTCTATTCTGGAGAAGTTGTAACATATAATGTCGTAAGTGGTAGTCTGGGTCAACTAATTGATGGTAAAAATTATTATGTAAGTCGTGTTGATTCTAACAATATTCGCCTTGCAAACTCCTTACCAGACTTAGTAAATGGTGATTTTGTAGATGCAACTGGAGATGGTACATTTAAAATCTCCGTTCCTGACTTGGCTGGTAAAAAATTAGATCATCAGAAATTATTAAAAAGATTTCCCTTGAATCCAGTCTTTGACGGGGCGAGGCGTGAGACAGCGCCAGGCACCACTGGCATGCTTGTAAATGGTACAGAGATATCAAACTATAAGTCGGGTGATGTTATATTTT